AATACGGTTGGGACTTTTTTAAACAACCAGGAGGCGTGATTGAAGTTGAGAATGAAGATCTGCCTGATAACCCTGAAGCCAATGATCATATCTTTGCTGGGGGTCGTTGGTGGAAAATTAATCCTAAAGCAGAGAATGTAAAAAACTTACCAAGTGGTTATTACATGCAGATGTTAGGGGGTAAGAATCTAGATTGGATACGTTGCTACGCTGAAGGTAAATATACTTATGTACAAGAAGGTAAGCCTGTATGGCCCGAATACAATGATCAGATGATGAGTGAAGAAGTTGAATATGATCCAGCACTTCCTATTCATGTGGGTCTTGACTTTGGTTTGACACCAGCAGCTGCAATTGGGCAGCGATTAAATAATGGGCGATGGGTTGTGCTACATGAGATTGTTACTGAAGATATGGGGTTGGAGAGATTCGGTAATGAACTCTTAGCACAACTTAATGCCAAATATCCAAAGGCACAAATATTAGTATGGGGTGACCCAGCGGGTATGCAACGTGATGCGATCTATGAAGTGACTGCCTTTGATTACTTACGCACATTAGGATTGCGTGCGCAACCCACGGCATCTAACAACTTTAAAGTCAGACGTGAAGGGGCTGCGGCTCCAATGCAACGATTGATTAACGGTAAACCCGGATTGATTATCAACAAGTCATGCAAGATGTTGCGTAAATCTTTAGCTGGTGGTTATCACTTTAAACGAGTCAGTGTCGGTGCTGGTCAAGAACGATTTAGAGATACCCCAAATAAAAACGAACATTCGCACATTGGCGATGCGTTTGGTTACTTAATGCTTGGTGGTGGTGAGCATAAACGAATGACTAAGTCTAACTTGGCAGCGAATACATTAATATCACAAACTGTAGTCAATAGTGATTTTGATGTTTTTGGATAATATTGATCAGATACTTAAAACTATGCCTCATGTACAGCATGGGTATTATTTACCATTCCACGAAGATCATCTGTCAAACTTTAAAGGCTTGCATGAGTATGGATCTAAATTATTATCGACTGAAGATAGAAAACGGGGTATTGCGTTTCAGTCTAAAGCTGGTCCTAGCGTTACTGCGTTTGTTAACGGTAATCCTGTCGCTGTGTTTGGTTGTGTGCTTCTCTGGCGTGGCGTTGGTGAAGCGTGGTCTTTATTTACTAGCGAATCAAGAAGATATCCAATAGCAATGACTAAGGGTGCGATATCATTTTTTAATAGTTGTCAAACATTATTTAATTTACATCGACTACAAATTACGGTAAACTCTAATGATAAACGTGCTATGAGTTGGGCAAAAGCTCTTGGATTTATATCTGAAGGCTTGATGGTTAATTTTAGTGCAGATAAAGATGATACATATATGATGAGGAGAAAGTAATGGGTGGAATGTTTGGAGGCGGTAAGCCAGATACATCTGCTGCGGAAGAGTCGTTAAGATTGCAACGTGAACAAGCTAAAGAAGCAAGAGAAAAAGCTGAACAAGAGCGTAGAGACTACGCAGAGGAAATGGCTGCAGGTAAGCGTGCAAGACGTGTTGGTGGTAAACGAGGACTATTATCTGAAGGTCGATTCTCACCTGAGCTTGGCGTTCAAGATGATGAAGAAGATAATAACACATTAGGATCTGCATAATGGCTGCTCTAGACTTTGGCATGGCATTAGCACGAGGCATGTTACCTACTTCTAAAGAATCACAAAAAGATTTACTCAATCTTGCTGGTGGTCGTAATGTATTTAAGTCTGAAGACTGGTGGAATAAAGCAGTTGATAAACAAATATCTGAAGGTTATCGTAAAGAGAAATTTCAAACAGAGTATAAAGTAGATACTGGACTTGCAAAATATTTTGGTATGGGTGCGCCAACACCATCTAAGCAATATGTATGGAAACCAGCAGAATTAGGTCGTGGTGGATTGCCAGGAATGTATGGTCCTCCTCGGGGTGCAGTGTATACGGGCGGTATGTTTTCTACTCCAAAAAAATATGAAACACGTGAAGTTAGTTTAGGTTATCAAGGCGATCGTGAGGACTTTACTGCGGGTGAATTAACAGATATTGAAAAAAGTTCAAAAGCTGGAGCGCAAAGAATTAAAAGAGATATGGCTCAATCTAAAGCTTCTAGATCAAAATTAAGAAGAGGTACAGGTGGTTTGTTATCTAAGGCAAGTATTGGTCCTGAATCTACAGGATTATCGCCATTAGGAGTAACAGGCTTAGGTTTAGATACAGATACATTAGGTAGAAAGGTTACATTATGAGTGATGATTTAGAACAATACGCACATATTCCTAAAGGCAAGGATGGGAAACCCACTAAAGCTTTTATGGAAAAGATTTACAACGAAGATCGTGATTTATTTATGAAATTACAAAATGCGTTCTTTACGACTAAAGCAAATATGAATGCTGATCGTTTTACTAAAAAATCAAAAGAGAAAATGAAAGGTGATAAAGATGTCAAGTAAAGGCTTATATCATAATATGAATAAACGTAAAAAAGCTGGCACGAGTCGTTCTAAAGAAAACTCTACTATTAGTGAAAAAGCATATAAGAATATGTTAGCTGGTTTTCCTAAAAAGAAAAAAGCTTAATGTGGTCTTATCATTTTTATTGGGGATTTAATTTAGGATTTGAGATCTACGAAGGTGAAGTCGATGGAGATCCTGTAGATTACTTCTTAGTTAATCTAGGACCATTACGTATTCAGAAAGCAGAGTGGGCGTAATGGAAAAGTATAGAGGGGCATATTCAGTACGAGATGTTGAACAGGTTAGGCTGGTTGAAGGTCATGGCTTTTCAACAGGATCATTGCGTACATTTGCTGATCCATTGCCAGCTACAGAAAGTATTGATATTGCGATTGCGTTTCCTAGTGGAGTCAATCCTGTATTTAGTATTTCAGGATTATGTGCTGGTAATGCGATGGGTTATTTATATGAGAATACAAACGTAACAGGTGGAACATCATTGCCTATTATTAATCGTAATCGAGCCAGTACGATTGTCAGTCAAGGTGTAGCCGTATTGAATCCAACAGTAGTGTATGTAGGTACACCCATCTTACAAGAAATACTTACTGGCGGTGTTGGTAAAAAAGGTGGTGGTGGAGAAGTAAGTGGTAACAATTTAATATTAAAAGGATTAACACCATACTTATTTAGATTAACCAATGCAGATACGAATAACAATGCGCATGCTGCTGAAATTATATTAAGCTGGACTGAATAATGGTTGCTAAAAAATATCAAAACCCTACAGGTGGCTTGAATGAAAAGGGACGTAAATATTTTGAAAACAAAGATGGTGGAGATCTTAAACCACCACAAAAGTCTGGCACTGATGGTAGGCGTGTCAGTTTTGCTGCACGGTTTAGTGGGATGGATGGTCCTTTAAAAGATGAGAAAGGCAGACCAACTCGATTAAAGAAAGCATTACAAGCTTGGGGATTTAGTAACAAAGAAGAAGCAAGAGCATTTGCTAACAAAAACAAAAAGGGATAGTTATGGCTGAAATGTACATGCCACGTCATATGATGACATTATCAAAAGCTGAACAAAATATTGTTCAATATCATCATGACACTATTAAATCAGGTAAGGTTGGTAAAGACTCTGAAGGTAGACCAGTTACAGTTTACTCTACAGGAATTATGATTCCTGAAGGACCTAATAAAGGTAAATTTGTTTCTGTTCCAGGATATATTAGAGATTTAGGAAAAGTTATTACAGATGAGGATCAGTTATATAGCATATGGAAAAAAGATATTGAGGATGGAAAATTTCCAATATATGACAGCTCTCAACAATTAAATAAAAGATCACAAGAAATACATACAATTATGGATCAAGAAGAAGGTGAAGCAAGAGGTTCTATGATAGATTCAAGATTCAATAAACGTAGTTTATTAATAAAAACAGGAAAATAATATGGCAGAGATGATGAGATTAAGTGCAGAAGATGTATTAAAGAGACATGAAAAAGCACTTGTAAAAAAAGAAGACTTTAGAAACTTATACGAAGAATGCTATGAGTTTGCTTTGCCACAACGTAATTTATACGATGGTCATTATGAAGGTAAAGTCGGTGGCACGAAGAAGATGAATCGTGTTTTTGATTCTACTGCGATTAACTCTACACAACGATTTGCAAACAGAATGCAATCAGGCATCTTTCCTCCACAACGTAAATGGTGTCGATTAGAACCTGGTTCTGAAATTCCTCAAGAAAGAAAAGCAGAAGCACAAGCTGCATTAGATCAATACTCAGAAAAAATGTTTGATACACTGAAACAATCTAATTTTGATATTGCTATTGGTGAGTTTTTACTAGACTTGTGTGTAGGTACAGCAGTCATGATGGTTCAACCGGGCGATGACCTCAGTCCTATTAACTTTATTCCTGTACCACAATACTTAGTATCTATTGAAGAAGGTGCTAATGGTCATGTAGATAATGTCTATAGACGTATTCGCATGAAGGGTGAGGCAATACAAAGACAATGGCCCAATGCAAAAATACCAAAAGAATTAGCAGACAAGATAGAACAAAAACCAACAGAAGATTATGAATTAATTGAAGCAACTATCTTTGATCAGAAGCGTGGTGACTATTGTTATCATGTGATTGAGAAGAATACTAAAAAAGAAATACTATACACTCGAATGGATCGTAGCCCATGGATTGTATCTCGCTATGCAAAAGTTGCTGGTGAAGTATACGGTCGTGGTCCATTGATTACTGCATTACCTGATGTTAAGACATTGAATAAAACATTAGAGTTAGTTTTAAAGAATGCATCTTTAGCAATTAGTGGTGTGTATACAGCTGCGGATGATGGTGTGTTGAATCCTAATACAGTGAAGATTATGCCGGGTGCTATTATTCCTGTGGCACGTAATGGTGGCCCACAAGGAGAATCACTTAGACCACTACCAAG